TAAGCCCGTAATAATGGATGGTTGAACAGTATTCTTAGGTAGCTGTGGTAGCTTACCTGACTTCTCCATCATTCTGAGTTTTCGCATAATAAAAGGTAGCTGAAACTCTTGTGATAAAATGGAGTAAACACCGCCTAAAGATGACTCTAATTCGGCAGCCATCAGGCGTATTTCTTCTGCTGTTACTCTTTCTGCATCTCTTGTTACGGAAGCATTAAGTAGAAAAGCGTATTGTAATCGCCCTTCTATCTTGTTCATAGCGTCATAAGCTATTCTGAAATCTGCAAATTTATTTAACTGTAAAACAGAAACATCATTTGCGGAACCTTCTATAATTGCACCATTCGGTGACTCAGCTAACTTTCTTGCTCTTGTAGTACCGTTAGGTGATACCATAAATAAAACTTTAGATGCAGCAGCAGAGCCTTCGACAATCGCTTTCGTTAATCCTTCAAGCGACTTCAAGTCTCCAAAATATTCCTCAACAAAACCACGACCATAGTCTTCTCCATCTACTCTATTCCAACGAAGAGGTATATAGGGAGACGCATCTAACGGGAAAGTTCCTCGAGATTTAGGAACTTCTATTCCTTTTATCTCTTGGTAAACATGAAACTTATTTTTATCTCGATAAATGTGAGTGTATAAATCTACACTTTTTTCATCAGCATCTAATCTTGGTTCAATAGCTTGCTGTAATTCTGGCTCTAATGTATTTGGTGATAAACTTTCTTTTGTAATAATTTCTTTAACATTACCCATAGGGTCACGTTTACAAACAAATCTCTCTAATGAAAAAACTCTAAGACCAGTATCAGCAACATAAAGTAAAACGTTACCTGCAACTATTAATTGTTTTAGTGCTTCAAAGATTGCAACTCTATCTGCTTTAATTTCTATATCAGTCATTATTGCTTTCTCTATTTGAGATAAGCCTGACTCTATTTCTGTTTTTAAGTTTTGGTCCCCTTCTAAATCTTTAATAACAAAGTCATCTATCTTCATTCTAAAGAAAGGTGCATTAGGTGGAACTAAAGCAAGTAATAGTTTAGAAGCTAGATTGTTAACTCCTCTTGCTCCTATTCCTTGATATGGTGTCGGGTATTTTGTGACATTGCTAGAAGTCTTAGGAGGTATTAAAGTAGGAAGAGTAAGTTCTGAACTGTCTCTTGCTCTTTCTAAAAATACTTCACGATTAATAGCACAAGATTGATATCGCCCTTGAGCGGTACCAACGTATTCTTCATTCATAATTAGTTAGGTATTTGTACGCCGCTATTATTGCTAGGCATTAAGGGTATTCTGAGCATCTTTCTACCAGTCTTACGTTCTGAACTACTTGAACTTCCAGTATTACTACTAGATGAACCAGGTGCAGCAGCAGGTGAAGGAGCCGCTCTAGTATTCATTTCCCTAGGTGGCTTTGCAGGTGGTGGCGGGTCAGCAGGTTTACTACTGCCTCCTCCGAAAAAACACATTATATTATATTCTCCTCTCGTTCCTTGAGTTTTTGTTGTAAAAATTTGATAACGCTTCTCTGGCCTGATTTGTACCAAACATCTCTGTCTGACCATTGCAAATCCGCAGATTGCTCAGGAAATAAAGCATCCATAGCTTCTACGAAATTTCGTGACACATCAGGAAATTCAGCATTGCCATAGTTATCTTTAAGGTGTCGGTCTTTCTTTTTACTCACTAGCAATTTCACCTGCTATTGCGAGATAACCTGCACCATCAACATAATCATCTTGATTAAGATTACCTAATTTAGTTCTTGCTACTTTTAATAAAGCCATCATGACTGCAACATCATGAGCAGTAAACTCTACATCTTTATATGCACTCCATAGCTTAGCTATGTTGACATGATTTAAAGTTTTATCACCATGTGTTGCGTGTCTATCATCACTTACTAAGATAGAAGCCGTGTTTAAAAAGTCGTATGATTTCATGACCACCCCCATAATACAGGTTCGGCTTTTGCTAAATCATATTCACCATTTCTAAGTATTCTTGCTAACCTAGTTTGTAATAAGATTTCTTCTTCACCTAAACCTTGTTTGTTAAATTGTTTTGTTATTATTTCTTGCATAGTTTTATTATCACCAATGAAAGGTTTTAATAATTTCTCTGCAGTCTTATCACCGATAGTAGGACATCCAGGATAACCATCTGCTCTATCACCAGTTAATACTTGTTTATAGAAATTATAATCAGCAGTTGCTTCATCAATTTCTTCTATCAAACCCATAGGTTTATTATTTAGAAAGTAAACACTAGTAGGAATTGTTCTCAGGTCCTTATCATTAGTGACAATCGTTTTAGTAAAACCATCATCAGTTGTCGCTAAGATACCTAAGACATCATCTGCTTCTAATCGTGGATAGACATGCGTCTCATATTTTTCTGTCATAAATTCTTTTATGGATTGATATGTGATAGGCTTTCTACTACCTACTCTGTTTGCTTTATACGTATTAGTTAGTTCTTTTCTAAAGTTCTTTTTGTCTGATAATGCTACGACTACGTGGTCAGAAAATAATGTTTCTTTTAAACCCTCTATTAAATTATAGCATCTACTGACACTCTCTTCTGCTGATGCGTGTAGCGTCCATAAATCATCATCCCACTTAGTAGCTTGTTCACAAGCAGCGGCAATGGTAAATGCAACAATATCGCCATCAATTAACAGTTTTCTCTCTTTTGCTTTTAAAGACATTTGTGTTTCTCCTGTTCAATTAGTGTTGTTAGTTTGGATTGGAATAGTAATTCCGTTATGTAATTCGACATTGCATTAACAATGTCTTCTTCTGTGCTGTTGTTAGATAAGTTATTGTACCAATAACAAACATGTAGAAGTTCGTGTATCAGGATATTAATAAGAGTAGCACCACCTCTTTTGACTACATCTTCACTGATAAAAATTTTTCTTAAGTTGGCATGAAAGCTACCTTCTTCTCTACAGATATCGTAAGCTAAATGGGTAGGAAGTATTTCAATATCTATAGTTTCAAATCCAATCTTAAATGACTTTGGAAATTTCATAGATTATATCTTTAAATGGTATCAAGACTCCTTTGGTTCGCCATCCATCACCTACCATTTTGTAATTGTGTTTATATTTACGAACTAACTTTTTAAGGTCTTTGGTTTTAAAAATAATAGAGAAGTATTGCTTGTCCCCTTTAGTAAAAGTTTGCACCCAAGTAGTTGATTTAGTAACCATAATTCCTGAGGGTTTATCATCACGTGCTACTTCTATTAAGATGTTGCCTGTCTTGTCCCACCAATCTCGTTCAGCTTTTATTTCTATTTTTGCTAAAGGATGATTGATTGCCTTCATAAATTCTTTCTCATGATGCTCCCCATGTTTGAGGTCTGCATCCCAATTAGAATTTTTATTCCATTTTTTTAATGTGTCTCGGACCATGATTGGCCCACCTTGTATTCACCATCAAGGGGGCAGTTGAAGTTGTAGATAAACTTAGACTCTTTAATTGCTTTAATAGCAGCCTGTCCTAATTTATCCGCAAGTTCTTCTTTGACTTGGAATTGCATTTCATCATGCACATGTGCAACCATGTTTACTTTGTCTTGCCATTGTTCCCAGTCAATACGTGAATGAAGTAAGATGGTACTTGTCTTAACCAAAATACTTCCACAACTCTGCAGTAAGAAATTCACTGCACTGTGCTTACTACGTACTGGTATTTTTCTACCATCTAACGCAGTCAGCTTTCCTTTTGTTTCTACAACTCTTTCCACGTCTTCTTTAAATCGTGCAAAAGCTTTGTTTTTACTAAAGAATTTTCTTTTAATATCCTTACCATCTTTGGTATTACCACCAACAATTTCACCAATCTTCTTATCTCCTGCTCCATAAATTAAAGCATAGATAAATGTTTTAGCTGAGGCTCTGTTAGGTAGTCCTGCAGCTTTTTGATTAGCAGTATGAATATCACCTTCTAATAATTCTTTAACCATTGCTCCTTTATCAAAAGGGTATAAGTAGTGAGCGAGACAGCGGAGTTCTAATTGAGATAAGTCCACACCCACTAGCTTATATCCCTCAGGGCATACGAACAAAGAACGACACTCGTTTCCATATTGTGCCGTCACTGAAGGTACTTGTGCAATGTTTGGGTTTTTATGAGTACATCTTCCTGTGACAGTACCATTAGTAATTACACTTCCATGTATCTTACCATTCACCAAACATTTCAGCCATGCGTTGTCACCTTCCGCAAGTTGGCCTAATCTTTTTTGTATAAGTTTGTATTCTGCTAGTTGTTTAGCTTCTGAATATTTCAGGCTTGCAAGAACAGTTTCATCTACTCTTGGTCTTCCTTCTTTTGTAAATTCTTTAGGTTTCCAATTATATTTATTCTTTAACCTATCAGCAATATGGTCATTACTATTAGGATTAAATATAACAGTTTTTCTCTTTGTGATAGGTTGACCTGCCACATAACCTTTAGTCTTGTTATCCCTTTTTGGAATAAAGATACCAATGTCTTTTTCCCATTGAGGAAATAATTCTTGAAGTTCATTGTATAGTTCTCCTCTACGTTTTTCTAATTGATTGGAAAGTTTAATAGCTTTGTCTTTATCAAAACAAAAACCATGTGTTTCTTGTCGTAAGATACACTTTTGAAATTCGTGCTCTAGATTAATAGCCTTATCAGAAAACTTTTTATTCTTGATAACCTCATAAAGCTTGGCATTTAAATCTACATCACGCTCACAATAAGTTTGCATATCCTCTGACCATTGGGACCAATCATTTTGTTTTCCATAATCACCCTTTAGGTAATTTAATCGGTAACCCCATGACTCAAGGCTATGTCTACCTATCATCTTGCTTGGAAAGTTTTTATCTAAAGATACCTTTTTAAAGTCTAAATCTTTAATATCAGGCCATACAAGCCTTGATAAAACAATGGTATCTAAGTGATTACCTTTGGTTTTAAACTCAGGATATATCTTTTGAATAGCAGGAATATCAAACTTTAATATGTTATGACCTATCAAAGTATCTGCTTCTTTTAATAATTCCAATCCTTCTGCAACCTGGTTAGGTTTAAAGCTATAGTTTTGTTTTGTGTTGATATCTTTTATGACGAGACAATGGATAGTATCTAGGCTTTCTAATAATCCATTCGTCTCTATATCAAAGACGTATTCATTCATATTTACTCCTTAATGGGTTACGACTATTCGTATTTTGTCAGCACCAGGCATCATGAAAGCAATCTTTTCGATTGCGTCTCTAATTGTCTCTGCTGATACATAGGTCTTGGCGTACAATACGGGAATTACATTGTCGTAATTATTTGCTACGTAGATTGCACGCATAACTAAGATAAAAGTTTGTCTTGTATCTTTTTTATCCTTCTTAGATAATTTTTTAAAAAACGGGTCTGATAAAATAAAAGCGTTTACAAAATCAGTAATAGCTTTCTCTTCTTTCGGTGGCATCTTGTGATTGCATATTTCCCAATTCATATAACCTTCCTGTGTCCTGATTAAATTGAAGTTGGCAAGCAACTCCTGTTTGTCCTGTAAACCTATTTTTTAAAACTCTTATTGTCATAAGATGAGGATTGTCTTCACTTTGTTGATTACGCTCACAACCAATTACCATGTCTGATAATTGAGCAATCGCAGCACTACCTCTTAAATGACCTAATGATGTTCTTACACCATCTACGTGGTCACGATTACCTTCTAATCTTTTTAAGTGGCATACAGCTATGATAGATAGATTTAATTGTTGAGTTAAACTTCTTAACT